AACGAGCCATACGAGCAACAACCATTGCTGGTGAAGCCGTAGCAGTTGGAAGTGCAGTAGCACCGGGCAAACGTGCAGCCAAAGGAATAGAGTGTGTTCCTGCAGAGCTTGTAGTAATGTTGCCAAAGTCATCCTTATGCAGTTGCATAGAGGAAAGCAGTTCATTAGAACCAGCAGTTGATACTGCTTTAGTGCCGTTCACAGTAGTGTTTAGTGCATCAGCTTGTGAGTGCAAAGAAGACTGTTTGTAACCAGACATGTAGCCAAGAACTTCTTGGTCATGCTGATCAGCAAGACGGTATGCAGCACGGTTGGTTGCAAGGTCCATGAAGTTTACATGTGAATGTGCTTCTTCAATATCGTCCATCTTAAAGGCAAAATAATTTGCTTTGTCAATGACCAATGAGAAATCTTCGTCTTGCAAATCTTGTGCTGTGACATTTGTGCCACGTGCATATTGCGAAACAGAAATTTCTGGTTCTTTAATAATTTTGACGGTATCACCTTGGCTGGCAATCTCCCCAAAATAATCAGAGTTAGTAATATCTCCACAAACAGTACTCTTGCGGAAAGCAAGCTGTACTTTTTTGGAATAGATTACAGGACTAAAATTACCGTTTGGTAAATTCCCATAACCTGTTGCGGTTGTAAAAGCCATAGTAAATCCTCCTATGATATTGTTTGGCTTAAGTAAGCTAAACAGAATTATTAAGAGGCTGATTATTTTCTAGGGTGCATTTACGGCCTAAAGTAAAATGATCAATTTTACGGTTTAGGGTAAACGGGCCTGTACTTAGTCAGGTAGTTCTTATCCGTGTTTAGACTTTATGTGAAAAGGGTTAGTAATTGAGGTAGTCCTTAAAGGAGGCTCTTTGTTACTATACCCTTAGTTATATTGACATTTTGTTTTTTGTCAATAGTTATTATCGGGCATTGCCCGAAATATCGTAAATAAATTTACCAGTACGCATTGCATTAGTAATTTCTTCTTGATTTTTCTCAAACTGTTTGTCTGACATTTTAGCAACATCAGATTCTTTAATCATATTTTCACCTTCACTAGCATCAATAGAAGTCTTACTGCGTTTACTTACAACACTTGCTGCTTCTTTTGTTTTAGCTTTCTTGGCTACTTTAGTTAAACCTTTATCAGATTTATAAAGATCAATAACTCGTATAACAGATGCAGGGTCATCAGGATTTTCATACAAAGCATCTTGAACCCACTTAGGTTGTTCATCAGCCCAATCATGAAACTCATCTGATGCTTTTAAATCATCAAAGTCTTCATGTGTTTTTCTAATCTTACTTTCATACGATAGTCGAGTGCTTTCATAATTAGCATCATCTATTTCTTGTAATCGTTTTTCTGCTTTACTAAACATTGACTCTGCTTTTTTACTAGCAATAGTCTCTACAATAGTAGCAACATCAGGGTACTTTGCTATCCAAGCCTGTACATCTTCTTCAGATTTAGGTGGGCGAATAGAAGAATCATTAATTCTACCTTCAAGGGTTTCAAACTTTTCTTTCCACTCAGTTTCTTTTTCACTCATATGGCGTCTAAGATCACCATATCTTTTTTTAAAAGACTTTTCTTCTCTTGATAACGTCTTTTCTTCATCTTCTGTATTGGACGTTTCTTCTTCGGCAACCTCTTCTTTACTACCTTGTAGTTCTTCAAGTTCTTTTTCGTCCTCTTCAATACGTTTACGATTACGATTGTTGTGGTTAGGATTTATAAACCCTGCATTCTTAGGGGTTTCTATTTCTTGTAGTTCAGGCATATCCATCTCCTTTATGTTGGGGCCAGCCGTAGCTGGGTAGCCTTAGTATTTTTGTGGATAGATTATTAATCTATTTCTTTTTTCGTTTCTTCATTAAGCCGCCTTTATTAAGACCAGAACCATAACTTTCTTCTAACTCAGATTTAGTTTTTTGAGAAGCTTCTCTTGCTTTACTAGATGTACCTGTATATCCACCACCTCTAGAAGCTTTATCTGCTCTTTCTTTTTCATCTGCTTTCGCCCTATCTCTAGCTCTTGCATCTTGCATACTTTTTATTTCAGCATCTGTAGTTCTATCATTACTAGTCTTAGTAGCTGGGCTTGCTACACTTGTTGTACTTGCTGGTGCTGTTGGTCCTGATGATGATGTTGTTGCTTCAGGTTCTACTACAGTCTCTTCTCCTGTGCTAACGCCTACAGATTCCATCCAAGCTTTTAATTCTTCTTGAGAAGTTTCTCCATCTTTGTTACCAAATTTATCTGCCCTTCTTTCACCAGCAGACCTTCTCATAGAACCGGGTGCAAATTTATTAGCTGCATCAAGTAGTCCTGCATTATTTGCAGCAGAATTAATTTTAGCATCTAAAGCATCAGCTTCAGCTTCAGTAATTAAACCTGCTTTTTGATTTAATTCTACTGCTGCTCTTGCTTTAGAAATATTAGTTAATTTTGAAACACTTGTTACTATTTGTACTGCTGGCATTCCACTAATTAAATTTCCAACAAAACTTTTATCTGCTCTACCACTTTCAGATTTTATACCTGCTAACTGATCGTCTACAAAAGTGTCAATGTTAAGTATGTCTTCTTCTTCAAACCAACTTTTACCAGAGCCTCCTCCACCTTCACCACCAGAGCCGCCAGAGCTTCCTCCAGTAGCACTATCATCACCTGTTCTAGGGACAAGAACACACTCATAGCCATTCCACATACGACCTTCACCACACTGACCTACATCAGGTGTAGCTACTGCTGGTGCAGTTGCTGGGTTAGTAACTACAGGAGTAGGAGTAGCAGTAATGTCAGGGGTTACAGCCTGTGGCATACCCATTCCTGATGAGCTACTAAGCCCCGGTACTCTAAACCTAGCAAAAGGATCAGGTGTACCACCTCCAGCCATTTGTTGACTTACAGGGTTAGTAACTTGTGCAGGGGTATTCCTTGGTTGCATTTGTTGTACATCAGCTTGCTGGGGCATTTGACCTACAGTTATACCACGTTGGTTTAGTTCTTTTGCAATAGCAGGGTTTTGTTGGGCCATAATAGAAACTTGATCAATAATACTATCAATTTCATTAGGGTCACTAAACATACTAGATACTTGACCACCTTCAGCAAAACCTACTGATGTACCTTTTTTATTAACTCGTTCATTAACTAAAGGATCATTCTTAACTGTGTAAGCAATCTTATCCATCAGACCACCTTCATAAGCACCAGTAGTCATCATAGCTTCTAATGCTTGTAGGTCTGCTTCAGTAATACCTTGATTAGTATTTTGTACCATCTGTTGTTGTGGCTCAACAGGTTCACCACCTATCCTACCATTTCTTTCCATATCTTGCAAGCCTAGTTTTGCTTGGATACGTAAGTCTTCAAAATATTTTACACCAAAAAACCTTACTACATCAGCAGGTACAACATACTCACCACCAGAAAGTTGTGCTGGTATATCATCTCTTACCTCTTCAGCAAGTGAACCAGAAGGGATTTCATTACCCGATACAGGGTCTACATTAAGGCCATCATCTCTAATGCCACCTTCTTTAAGTACCATTTCCATTTGTTCTTGCATATTTAAACTAAGCCCCCTTCGGCAAATCTTGTTTGTTTAGTTTCATCTACTATATCAGAATCAAAATTAATTATCAAATAGTTTTTATCACTATCAAATTGTAACCCTTTTATTTTACCTTTTTTAAAGCTAACTTTTTTATTTGTTTCTGATCTTAAAATTCTTAATGCTTTCATCATAGCATCTTCATAAGTTTCTTTTGTTGGTTTTTCACCAAGACTGTGTGTTTTCATCATATCGTCTAAAGGTGGTATAACTATTGTATTAGTATCTTTTTTAACAGCTTCTCTCATTATAGCTAATAGCCCTAGTCTAACACTATCACCTATACCTACAGGAGTAATATCTGTAGGTGGCTGTGGTTTACCACCTATAGAATTTTCTATTACTTTTGTAAGTTTATCTTTTAATATTTTATTTGCTCTTACTGTTCCTTTACCATAAATTAAATCACCTAAAACATTAAGTTTTATTTGATTTATAACAGCTTCAGGAAATGCATTAGGGCCACGTGTATTTCTTAATATTGCAGTTGTTTTAAGTTTGTCATTAAAAGTTGCCCTAATAATATCAGCAACTTCATCTGCATCTAAATCATTAGCAAGAAATTTTTTCTCTACATCTGCAAGAGTTTCAGCTATTTCTTTTAAACCTGCATTTACTTTATTTGTTTGTACAGGAAAAGCATCATTTTCATCAACACCAAAAATACGATTAAATCTATCACTGGTAGGAATAAATTCTGACGTTCCAATATTATCTACTTCACTAATTAAATTATTAGTAAGTAATTCTGCAGGACTAACCTCTGGAGTATTTAAAATATCTGCAGTTTCTTTAGAAGTTTTTTGTGATGCAACTTTACTAGTTTCAGGTTTGTTACCAAAATGGTTTTTCTGTGCAGGGTCAGCTTGTATCTCATCTACTACAAATACATTCGTAGTTGTATGACCTCTTTCTATTTTACCTTTTCCAACCATACCTTTAGTTATACGTGTAGAAGTGGGGTATATAATAGGAATAAAAGAACCTCTTACATGAGCAAGAACAGTTTCATTTTTGCCATCTATTTTTCTTCCCCAATGTGCATCTGATTTAGGGTATGTACTACCTCTAGGATTTACATTAGAAATTAAATATTCTACATATTCAGAATTAGGGGATTGTCCACCTTCAAAGTTCCCTCGCCCAATCCTAAAAGTTTGTTGTCTGTTTGTATTTGGACGGTTAAGTATACTTGGAGGGGTTGGAGTATTTTGAGAAGTAGCAACCATTACAGGCTCTAGTGTAAAAATATTCATAGGTACTTGTTGAGAACCTCTCCACTGAGGTTGATTTCGATAATCAGTAAATGAAGAAGTAAACTTTCTTATTGTTATTTGAGGTGCAGCAGCATCTGCCATACGATATAAATAATCTTTAGTATATATTTTATCAGGGTCAATACCATAAAAAGTATCTTCAAACCCAACACCTTGAGGGTCTAAAGTACCTTTTAACGGTGAATTTTCTAATATGCCTGACCAGTACAACTCTCTCATATTTATATTAGGTGCTTTTTCTGTAAGGTATTTAATAACATTACTACCTTTTATACCTTTTTTACCTATAGGCAATTCATATATTGCGGAAGCTACAGAACTATAAAAAGGATTTCTATCTCCATAATCAGGTAGGTTATATAAATTATTAAAACGAGATGTTTTAAATAAAGGATTAACTAAAGACTTTGGTGTTGTTAATGATTTAGGATCAGGTTGATCTACTGGTGTTGTGCCTTGACCTGTTACCTGTGCACTTATAGTTTTAGGGCTAGAACTTTCTTTTAAAAAATCAAAGTCACCATCTGCTAAAGCTTGCAGCTTACCACCCAAGTCTGCTTTAATTACTGGACCTGCAGTTTTTAATAACTCAAAGTACCCACCAAAAGAATCTATTGCATCATCTAGCATTTGTACACTTTTAGGACCAACCATACCAGCAAATGCTTCTGGCATAGCCATAATATCTTTAGCAGCACTTGCTTCACTACGTAAGATACCTTCACCTATTTCACCTTTGTCTTGACCTAATGCATCAGCAATAGAACCTGCAACAAACTTAGCTGCAGCTTCTCCTGTTTTAAATCCTGCATATCCTAATCCTGCAAGATAATCATTAGTTTGTCTAAAGGCTTGATAAATTCTAGGATCATCTTTAGGTAGCATTTCAAACACAGCACCTTTACCAGCTTGCATAAAAGCTTGCTTGGCTTCTTGTAAAGGTTCAGTAGCTAACTCTATAGCAGTATCTAAAAACTCATCGTTAGGTTTTTCTGTTGTAGGAGTGCCTAACTCTTCATCTGCCCTAGGTACATCACCACCCTCAAACAATCCTAGTTTAGGATTTTTTCTTTGGGCAGGATCAAACTTTGCAAACTTACTTGCCAGTACTTTATCTGAATCTGGGCCTCTATCTGTAAGCATAAGATAACTTAGTCTTCCTTTATCTTCTACATCATTAAGATATGCTATGTGAGTATACCCTAAATCAGCAAGTCTTTGTCTAAGTATTTTTGCTCGGTTTTTTCCTGCAGGTCTACTCTCACCTCTTGTAATATAATCAGAGTCTATTTTTACCATAGTTTTTTCTAACCATTGTGTGGCATCTTCTTCAGTCCAAATACCTGTACCATCTTTTGTAGGTAAAGGATTAGAAAGATTTGCACGTAATGGCAGAGTAGTTCCTAAATGGCCTTTTTTAAATATCACAGAATCTTTTATAATATCAGGATGATCAAGAAGTTTTTCTTTACCAAAAGATTGAATAGCTATTTCTTCTGCACGTGCAATAACTCTTTGTTTTTCTCTTTCAGGTAAAGCTTCAAACCATTCTTGATCAGTAATATTTTTATTAGTAGCTAGTTGCCCACGTTGAGCAACAGGGGGTTTCATATTATGTTTTAGAGAACCTTTATAAATTATAGCTGCACCCTGCCTACTTTCTTTAAGGGTTTGGCCCATATATTTATCTAAAGCATCTTGAAATCCCGGAAGCAATTTATAGTCTAAAGGTGCACCTGATCTAAAACTAGGGGTAGTTTCTATGTCAGTTAAAGATTGATATCTAGCTTCTGCAGCTTGAGGTCTGCTACCTACATGGACACCTAACTCTTCCCATAGATCACCAGTACTACCTACATCAGGATTAAATTCATCCCCCATAAGTTTCCCTGTAGTTAAATCAGAACCTATAGTATAATGATATACATCTGTATCTAAACCTAACTCTTCAGATTTTTCTTTTAAAGTTTTTGTGTCAGGAGCTACTACTTTTTCTTTTGCTCTTTTAACTTTTGAAGCACCAAGGTCCATAAGTTTTTTAGCAGCATCACCTAAAAAAGGTATCATACCTACAGCAGTAGCACCACCTAATACACCAATATAAACATAATTAGGATTAACTTCTTTAAGTTCTTCATTTATTTCTGCAGCAGCTTCGTAACCACCAACAATATCTCCTATTACAGGAGTAAAATCTATAGCAGTTTTTGCTAATTGTTTTGCTGTAGGAGGTTCTTGACTAATATCTTTAGCATCTACAATTTCTTTATTTCTTACTAACTCAGCTTCTTCTACTGCTTTAGGTGTAAGTCCAAAGCCAGTATCTTTTGGCATAGGTTTTAAACCTAATGCTTTTTCTGTTTGAGCTTCTACAGTATCAACCATTAGCATTAACCTTTAATCTAAGCTGCTTTAAAGCTTGCAATGCATGTACTTGACCTTGCATTCTATATATTACATTAGAGTCTTCAGTTTGAGAAAACATTCTGTAACTAGCTTGAATACGTTCATCTAGTTCAGCTTCAAATGCATTCCATGCTTCTGGGTTATTTACTAATAGTTTTAAACTCACTGAATTGGTCCCCCACCAGTATTAGCTGAGAAGCCCTGTTCTCCCGGTGTAGGCACTGAACCTGTACCTATAGTACCCCCACCACTGCCTTGAGTATCTTGAGCCTGTGTACCTGCTGGGAGAGGCTGTGCACCACCAGCCCCTTGAGGTGGACCCTCTGGTGCAGGAGGCGGTGGATTTTCTTCTTGAAACTTTTTAAGTATTTCAGCTTGTACTGCTGCATCCGATAAAGAATTTACTAATTTATCAGGATCAAGGTCCATAGATTTACAAATCTCACGAATAATATAATCTACTCTTGCAAAAGGTGCAAGCACAGGATTTTGAATAACACCAAGGAATTGCATTAATCGTTGACTACGTACTTCATTAGCCATAAGACTTTCAGTTCCACGTGCTTTAACTTCTAAGTCTCCTTTAATTTCTTCATCAAAGTCAAACTGCATATTAAAACTAAAGAAAGCTTTTGCCATAGGACCAAGTAAGTAATCATCTACATTCTTAACTACATTTCGTATAGAACCATTAGCAGCAGACATAAGCATACTAATGCCAGAAGCTGTACGTCCGACACCTGACACCCCCGTTTGACCATGAGCAAAGCTAGGGAACCCTGTAGATTCATCAGAAAGTACTCTGGCTTTATCAAACATCTGCATGTTTTCATTAGATACATTAGGGAACTTAGTACCAAAGATAGCTTGTCCCGGTGCACCGCCTTGTCTACGAAAGACTTTACCGGGGTATACTGATAGGTCTTGACCCGGCACTAAGTTAGTTTCATCTACCTCAATTAGCATATTGCCACTTAAGGCTGCATTGTCTACAGCCATACGCATAAACCCATTCATAAGAGTCTGGGTGTCATCCATATTCTCAGCTAAACCTACACCAAAGATATTGTAAGGATTAATTTCATAAGGTACTGCATAATAAGGAATAAGTGTAGGAGTAAATGGATTCATAACAAGACGTAGTACTTGGTCATTACAAATCCAAATATTTACACTTACTTCATCTAGGTTTTTTAATTCTTTAGGTATATCAATATCATGTCCTTCAAGAACATCTGTATCTACATTACCCCAAAACTCAAGTACCTCAAATCTTTCAGCCTTAGATTCTTGAGCATCATCTTCCATTGCTTGCTCCCACCATTCTTTATTATAGGACTCACCTATATTAATAGCAGTGTCAATAGAGTTTGATCTAAAGAAAGGTCGGTTTTTAAGTGACCGCATTTGAGAACGAGACATTTTATGTCGTTCAATTACATACTCTGCTTCATCCATATTAATTGCATCTGGATCAGGATAAAAATTCCAAAGAGAAACAGAAGAAGTTTGTGGAATAGTTTTTATAGTAGGAGAGTATTCACCTTCATCATTCCAATTAGGATACTCTTTGTCCATAGCAAATGGACCTTTCATAACCCCTGTACCAAATAAAGAACATTCAAATGCAGTTACACGTAATTGTTTATTAGCATTAGATTCTTCAAGTTGATCATGTATTTTCTTTTCCATTTTTTTAGCTGCAATCATTGCAGGATGAATAGTTACTTGAGTAGGTGTACTTCCCGGTCCTTCTTTAAGAATATCAAGTACAGGCTCTAGTTTATCTTGTAACCCTGCAAGACGTTCTTGTAGTTGAGGATAGGTTTCACCCGGAAGAAGCTGCATATCTTCTTCTGTTGGCCCTGTTGCTTTTTTAATATTATCATCAGTTTCAAAATGTACTGATCCTGCAACACCTTCAGGTAAAGTAGTAGGTTCAATACTAATAGGAAATTTATTATTGCCAAATAAAACATCTATGATTTGACCATAGGCAGCAAGTACTTTTGTTTTAGTTACTTTTACAAATACACGTGATTTTTCTGTAGAAGTAAACTGTACATCAGGCCCATATAACCCACGATAATTACGATAAGCTTGCAACCATCTACGTTCTTCAGTATCTCTAGCTGTAGAAGATTTTGAATATTTACTTTTAACTAGACCAACTATTGTACCTGAAAGAGGATCAGAATAGGAATCTTCTTCACTGTCAGTTAAAGCTGTAGATTCTTCTGAGTCCATTATTTCTTCAAATTCTTCTTCCATATTATTTCCTTAATATCCAAAAATAGGGTCACTTACTTGAAACCCTGTACTAGTAGCTGGGTTATAATCAAATAAATTACTTCTTGGCCTTGTCATTATGCCATACCTTAACGCATCATACAAGTGATCTTCGGCATGTGTGTTCACATCTTCAGGGTTATTTTTATCTAAAGGTAATGCAGGTAATTGTGAAATTAAATTTTTACAATTATTAAATATTACAAGTCTAGGTTCTTCTGTAAACTCGTCTACCTGCAATCGTCTGTGTAATTCATTCTTACCAGCTACCCTAGAGCCTTTTGACCTATCTGATGGCCTCCATCTGCAACCTTTCATAATCATTTGCTCTGCTAGGCTAGGCCCAGTATCACCACGATTATGCCATAGTGAAGAGTCAAGTACACCATATCGTATTTTTTCCTCTTGCTCTACATCTAAAATCATATCAGCTAAATCTGTAGCAATAACTTTACTTACATACATCTCTCTGTATACTATGATTTGTTCTGAAGGAGTTACTGCTAACCATACAACACCAGTATGAGAACCATACCCATAGTCACAAGCTCTAAACTTAACCCAGTTATTAGGTATATCAAAAGGTTCTATGACATGTATATTACGATTAAACTCAGGAAATGCTGCTCCTTCGTTTATGTCCCAATCACCTTCTAACAGTTGCCTACGTTGATGCTCTGGTAAAGATAAAAGATTTGCTTCATACATACCATCTTCTGCTAGGTATGGATTATCAAACAAAGTAGCAGGTATAAACCTACGTTTAAATAAAGGTTCACCTTCTCTTGAGTGTCCTTTAGGCCATGATACTATTTCACCAGTGTTTATATCTGTAGCCCAAAAAGATTTGTTAGGTGTTTGAGGATCAATAAAAGTTTTTTTAACCCATTGATGCCCCGGACCTCCGGGGTTACTAGTAGCTCTCATGTATAAAGGTAGCTTACTATCTCTATTAGTACGTAACCTTGACCTCATATAATCCCAAGGATAAGGGCTAGGCCATTGTGTAAGTTCATCGAAGCCAATCCAGTTAAAGGCTTGGCCTTGGTAACGCATAACATCATCATCTCTGTCAAGGTAACTCATCCACAATGTTGCGCCTGATGGGGCTACCCAAGTTTTATCTCTTTCCATAAACTTAATTCCGGGAACAGCCCTTGGGTATAGCTGTTTAGAAACAGAAATAAGTTCTCTTAGTTCTTCTGTACTACGCCTAACTAACAACATCCTAGCATTAGGATTAGAAAAATATCTTACTGGGTCTGCGATAAGGCTATAGCTTTTACCTCCACCAGCAGAACCTCCATAAAGAACCTCTTGTTCTGTTGATGATAGAAAAGAAGTCTGTGGGCCGGGATTAGGTTCAAAGATTATATCTTCTTTAGGATAACTCTCCGACTGTGTTATTTGTGCAACACTTGAGGTCTTTTCCACCGAGCCTTTCTTCTTCGAGTTTTTTCGCCTTTTCGAGGGCGGCTTTGTATTTTTCAGCAAGGTGGCGTTGTGCTGCAGCTTCTCTCTTACGTTTGCGTTCAATTTTAACTCTCTTCATTAATCCCACATGGGATATGTACCTACCAGATTGTTCACTTAACCAAGCTGATACATCTCTGTAGCTATACTGTTTGAGATATCTTTTAGCTTCTTCTAGTAATTCTAACTCTTCTGGTATAGGTCTAAGTATATCTTTATCTTCAGAGTCTTGTTTATACCCAAAAGGTATTAGTCTGCCTACTCTTACTACTGACCGCCATTCAAACTCTTCATCTTCTTTAGGTGCAGGTAACTCCCACACTTTACCTATGTTACTCATCTTTAGGGGGTAGTATAAATAAAGGATTAGAGGTAGACACTTCTACTTTATCTGTAGCTTTAAATCCACCACGATCAAGAATATCTTTTGCTGCTACTATTTTTTCTTTATTGCCAAGATCAGTAGGATTATCCATAATATGTTTCATAGAGTATGCAGCTTTAGTTGCTGTAGTAGAAATAAACTTCTTAGTTCTTTCTGCAATTTCTTCTTGTAAAGCATTTACAATAGAAGAAGTAGATACTGTTTCTGCATAACCAGCTAGTTTTCTAGCTTGAGCAGGTTCACCTTTAGCCTCTTCAAAAAGAACATCTAAAAACTTTTGTTGTTTTTCTGTTAGGTTTCTCATTTAACTTTCCTATGAGGTTTTACTTTTTTTGCAACTTTCTTAGGTTGAGCCACAAACTGCTTGCCCTTAGCCGTGCCTCTTCGTTTGGCACTGGTTGTAGCAGCATACTCAGAATCACTAAGAGACTTAATAGCTTTAGCAGGAAGGTATCTTTCACCAGTAGCTTTAGCACCTTGTGTAGAAGGCTTGCCACTTTTAGTTCTCCAATCTTGCTTAGTCCAAGACTTAAGACTTTTTTGACTCTTAGCCAACCCACCTGTATTCATCTTTTTAGGTTTACTTTTTGTCATGTTTTTTCTGTATAGCAAAATTAGCAGTAAGGCTTGCCCCCTTGTGAGGGACAAACTTACCGTCATGTTTCATTAGCTTTAAACTACCATCTTTTTGTTTCATCCAATGATAGCCTTTAGGTGCTTCTACTTTCATTACGTGTATCCTCCACCTTTTGCTTTGTATTGCTTGGCAACCATTTGAGCTTTACGAGCCGACCACTGTCCGGGCTTTCCACCTTTGCTGCCAGCCTTAACGGAGGCCACAAGAGACTTACGCATAGTAGGCTTAGTATAATTACCTGCCGCATTAACGGTAGACTTTTTGCCTGATCTCGCCACGTGTTACTCCTATATCTTTGAGAGTTTTATCTGACATATGTTGTAGCTGCCAGTATGCTACTCTTCGTTCTTGTGCTTGTTGTATTGTCTTAATAAATTTTTTAAACATGGTATATCTCCTCTGGTTTGACCACAGAGAAGTTATACCATACTTTATACTATCATACTACATACAAGATTGCAATCCCGTTATGCATTATTTTTTCTTTTTCTTAGCCATACCACCGTACATATAAGCACCAGTTTTCTTTTTAGCCATCCCACCGTGCATCATCTTAGCTGCAGGTTTCTTTTTAGCCATACCGCCTTTATTCATTTTACCTTTACCATCAGCAGCAAATGCAGGAATTTTCTTTCCTGTCTTAGGGTCTGTTACCATTGCCATGCCACCTGCTTTATAAGCAGATTTCTTTTTCATCATGCCACCTTTATTAGCTTGCAATTTTGCTTTCATATCATCTTCCATATTAATTTTTGGCACTGGCTTTAAAGGTGTTTTTTCATATCTAGGTGCTGGTTTAAGATTTTTTGGTTTTGGTTTTGGTTTAGGTTTATCACCACGTAATACTGGTCTAGGTGATATTGCTACTCCGGGAAGTTTATCTATCTCTTTTAAATCTGTGGCATAAACTGCTGCCATTACTTTACCATTTTTGTCGGTGTAGTAAAGACTGCCACCTTTTTTAGCTGCTGCAATACTTTTATATTTTTTAGCTTTAGATTTTTCTGCCTTTAAAGTAGTACCTTTTTCTTTGAGCTTTCGATTAAGATGCTCACGTAGTGATTCTTTTTTAGCCATAGTTTATATCCTTATATCTATTTTTCTACCACTTAACTTTGTGGGACCAGTATTTTGCTGAGAGTTTACTTGTGGGTTTCCCCTGTGCATTATGCCTTGCATAATAACTTTTTTTACGGGCTTTATCTTTTGCCGTCTTGGGAGCTTTACCTGCTCCACTAACGCCCTGCTGTCCAAACCTGATAAATTTATACGTATCTCCTTCCTTAGCCATTACACAGTGAGATTTTGTTTTATGACTAGGAGTCCTCTTAGGTTTATTGACACCCTTGAGTCCTTCTTCTTTCATCTTAGTTTTAACTCTCTCTGGAATAGACAATGTGTATCTCCTAAATATTGGGGGAAACACTGGCGTTTAGCTTCACCCCCAATTAATAATATCACTTATTTACTATCTTCAACGCCTAATATCTTTGGTACACAATAAGCAACTGCCCTATCTTCTGGGGCTATACCATGTGTACTATACCGTTTAGTTATTTCTCTAGCATAATAATTACAATGTTCTATATTATTAAATATCATTGTATCCTCTATACGTTCTCTATCTATACCAAGGTATAGAACAAGTACAAAGGTATACATTACATTAATTCAAAGTGAGGTGCATCAATAAAAGGTCTACGGCCTTGTGATCTACGTAAATCTACATAGGTGTTCATTGCATCTTCCATTGAACCATCCCACTCAGCAATATTACCTATTGTCCAAGCTGCTCCCCATTTAATAGCTACACCTTTTTGTTTAGCAGCAGCAGCCATAGCATTAGCAATATCATCATACATATTTAAAGCCCATGTAATGTTAGGGCCAACATAGGCTACAAGGTCAACTGCACGACCCTCTAGATGTTTACTTTTTAAAGTTTGTGATGCACCTTTAGCTACTAAAGCTTCTTGCTCGGCTAGTGTACGCATACCACAGGTAACACCAAAGTCTACCTTAGTCATACCAATAGCTGCATTAACTACAGATACTAGCCCTGCATCAACACCTTCAAGCCTACTAATACTACGTGATGATAATTTAAAACTCATCTAAAGAGTCCTCCCTTACGCATATCGTTGTTGCCTGTTCTAATAAGACCACCTTTGTTTTTCTTTGTGATAGGTTCATCACTACCTTTGCCGGGTGTACTTGCAGAATTAGGATTAACTTTACGGTTATTACTATTAGTAGAACGACCAGAGCTATATCCTTTATCAGACATAGCTTGTTGTACTTTTCTATCTAAAGCTTTTTCATCACCTTCTTGTAAAATAGGTGCAAGAGGTTTTATAATTTTCATGTATTCTTTTCTTAAAGCTTCACTTCGTTTTTTGTATTCAGAATCTGTCAAGTCAGTCTTACTAAGGTTTGCTAACCTGCGTTTAAACAGTGCCATAGCTTGTTTCTTTTTTAAACGAGCTTGTTTAACCTTACGATTATCTGGTCTTGTATTTGCTTCAGTCTTCATTTTTGTTTCTCCGATATGAGCTTTGCTTGCTCTCGTATTTCTTGCTGTTGTTTCTCTAATGTAATAAACTGCTTATCTAACTCAGATAGTTGAGGAATAGGTA